CAAAAAACTATTGACAAATCTTTTTGTATAGTGTATAATGTGACACATGATTAATACAATTCCTAACATAATTGTTACTGGAGGATGTGGCTTTATAGGCTCGCATCTTGTAGAACGTTTGTTATTCGAAGGCTTCTTTGTTACAGTTATTGATGATAAAAGAGCTGGAGACTTTGTTATACAGCATCCTAATGTTAGGTATTTTATTCAAGATGTATCTAGATTCTCGCCCTTTACACATCACATACCGCCGCCAAATGCTATTTTTCATTTAGCAAACAGTCCCAGAGTAAGACGTTCAATTGATTATCCTGGTGATACAATTTCTAATAATATTTCTACAACTGCGGCAGTTTGTGATTGGGCGAGAATTTTTAATTGTAGACTTTACTTTGCTACATCTTCAAGTACACAATACAAGGAATCAAAAAATCCTTATACATGGAGTAAAAAAGCATGTGAAGATATGATTAATATGTATGAGGAACAATATGGTATCTTTTGTACTAAATTGTTCTTCTATAACGTGTACGGACCACGTGAAGCTAATTATGGAGAATATAGCACTGTAATTAGAAAATTTAAAACCGATTATTTAAATGGTCGTCCTTTAACTGTTTTTGGTTCTGGAAAAAAAGAACGTGACTTTACTCATGTTTATGATGTTGTCCAGGGCTTGTTACAGTTATTGATCGATGAAAGAAAACATTCAGACGTACATTTAGGAAAAGGACTGCCACAGAGTATTATGTCAATAGCAGAAGATTTTAATACTGACATTATTCACTCTTTTGATAAACCGGGCGAGGCACAGGTTACGCAGTGCATAAAACCATATATCAATTGTCCTTCTGATGTGCATGAGTATATTGCCGATTGGCTAAAAAGGAATCATAATGGAGTTAGTTAAAGACGAGAAAGTAACAGATATTTTTCTCATTACAAAAAAATTTAATACATCATCAGAATTTTCTCAACATATTGAGAAACAAGCATTACGCACACAGCTTAGTCACATGGATGTTTTAGTTGACTATTGTGAAAGAAATGAAATTGAAATTGAGAGTGTGAATAAACTATTGAGCACATCATTGAAAGAGAAAATTAAAAACGAAGCATTGAATTTAAATATGCTCAAGGAGAAAAAAAGCAACGAACTTCCTTTGGATTGAATATGGATCCTTTTGACGTTTACAGGCTGTATCTTTCTTTACGATTACACTTTACAACACCTGATTATGACATTACCAAGTATAAAGGTGCAGTAAAAGGTAAACGAGAAACATTCTTAAAAAGAAAAGATCTTATTGCTATGCGTAAACTAGCTAGAGATTATACTAAGAATGAAATCATAGACTTCCTAGTAGCTAACTTTGTAAGCGGTAATCAATGGGGCGGTATATTTGATACAGAAGCTACAGAAACATACAATTTCTGGTTGACAAAACGGCAAAGGTTGTTGTATACTTTACAAACTGATTTAGACACTATTCTACTTCAACAAGAAATTCGTAGATTAGAGTCAGCAGTATACGATACTGGACACCCTTTAGTTTTTAAACTTTTAATGTCCAAAGAAATACAGATTGAGACTGTTGTAATTTTAGAAAAATTGTTACCTTTTGTAGATAGATATAAAGAGGATTTTGTGTTACAAGACTATTGTTTATTAATTAAAAAATATAAACCGTTTGTTAAATTCGATAAGGACAAAGTTTTTAACAAGCACAAGAGCGCTTTGAAGAAGGTGTACGGCAATGTCCAAAACTAATCGCAATTTTGATCGCGATAAGAGAATTAAAAAAGTTGGTAAAAAAAGTAAAAAATCGCTTGACAAAATCATAAATAACATATATAATTATGATTCATCACATAGTGGTGAACATGATGACGATCTAGATGAAATACTAGATCAACTTTACTATGAAGAACGTAATAAAACGTAATACAACGCTATATAAGGAGAAAAAATATGTCGTTTAATTCACTATCTGATCTTCGTAAATCTCGCGGCGGCTTTGATAAGCTAATGAAAGAGGTTGAGAAGATTTCTAACCCCGTCCAGCAATCGCAGGGCGATGATCGAGAATGGAAACCCACAGTAGACAAAGCCGGTAATGGTTTTGCCGTAGTTCGTTTCTTACCCCCAACTAAAGGAGAAGAATTTCCTTGGGTGCGTAGGTGGGATCACGGATTCCAAGGTCCTACTGGAAAGTGGTACATCGAAAACTCTCTCACTACACTAAACCAAAGTGATCCTGTATCCGAACTCAATAGTGAGCTTTGGAACAGTGGTGTTGAGGCTAACAAGGAGATTGCTCGTAAACAGAAGCGTCGACTTGCTTACTTCTCAAACATCTTGGTTGTAAGTGATCCAGGTAACCCTGCTAATGAAGGAAAAGTTTTCCTTTACAAGTACGGTAAAAAGATCTTTGACAAGCTCAATGATATGATGAACCCTACATTTGAAGATGAGAATCCAATCAACCCATTTGATTTTTGGGAAGGTGCAAACTTTAAGATTAAGATTCGTCAAGTGGAAGGCTATCGTAACTATGATAAGTCAGAGTTTGAAGCACCATCACCTGTTGCTGATAACGATGAAGCTATTGAGGCTATTTGGAATCAACAGCACTCATTACAAGAACTAATTGATCCTAAGAACTTTAAGTCTTATGACGAGTTAAAGTCTAAGCTCAATATGGTACTTGGTGCTAGCAGTTCTAATGTAGGTACAGCAGAAGCAGTATCTGCCAAAGACGCTGCAGAAGATGAGGCTTTTCTAAAGTCTGTTACTACTGCCCCTAAGGCATCTGTAACACCTGTTGTGGAGAGTGACGACGAAGAGGATACACTATCCTACTTTGCCAAACTTGCATCCGACGACTAAGGTTTGGGGGGAGTAACCCTCCCCCTTTTTTCTGAAGGCGCTCGTAGCTCAACTGGATAGAGCATCGGCCTTCTAAGCCGAGGGTTGCAGGTTCGAGTCCTGCCGGGCGCGCCAGAAAATTTCTATTTACTACAATTTAAGGATCATCCTTGCTCAAAGCCCGTGTGGTGGAATTGGTAGACACAAGAGACTTAAAATCTCTCGATCATTGATCGTGCCAGTTCGAGTCTGGCCACGGGCACCAATTATTATGGATACTATTGTAAAGTTACTGCTAGAGCTTGCTAACACTGTAGAGCCTGTACGCGGTAGTCGTATGGCAGCAGCTATTGTTGATAAAAAGGGACGAATATTAACTATTGGTACAAATAAGAAAAAGTCTCATCCTTTTCAGTTTAAATACAGCAGTAATGACGACGCTATCTTTTTACACGCAGAAACAGAGTGTATTTTAAACTATATTAAGAGTAAGAATAAGCTCAAAGATCTAAGTAAACATACAATGTATATTGTAAGAGCACGCCGCACAGCTAATGGAAAAGAGGTTATACCAGGTATAGCCAAGCCTTGTAAAGGCTGTCAGAGAGCCTTAGCGACGTTTGGAATTAAGAATGTCGTGTATACTACTAACAGTTTAGCCGTAGAATCTTCTATCTAAGAAACGTTCCATTGTACTTTGTCGTGTCCCTCTAGGACTAATTCCTGCTGGGGGAAGATTATTAACACCTTTTCCGCCGCCATTATTAGTTATGTTATTAATAACAGCTGGAGGAGGTACAGTAGCTTGGTTAGAAGCTATTTGTGTCATATTTTCTACTGCTGGGCCTGTAGGACTTTCTGCAACCATTGTAGGTTGAATACTTCCCATTGTTGGTGACGGAGAACTACTAGCAGCTGCTAGTGATGAAGATCTTGAACCAGAAGAGGAACTACCAGAAGATAAAGCAGCAGATATTGACGCCATCGGACCACCCGATGACAAACTTCCTCCACCGCCACCGCCACCGCCGCCTCCACCACCGGAAGACATCATAGGTGCAGATGCTAAAGCAGCTCCAGATGGTAAAGGACCTCCAGATGCGGCAATAAAGTGTCCTCCATGAGAGCCGCTGTAATCATTTGCTCTCCATCCATACTCACTACCGTTTTGTCTAATCCATGTATTTGATGTTCCGTGTATGTCCATTGCAGACCCAGTCATGTGTTTGGATCTTGCCGCGCCGCCCACTGCAATATTCTTTTCTAAGGATCTTTGACTACTTGCAATATCTGATCCTTTTACGGCTCCATCGGAGTCTGCTATCATTGCAGAAAATGCCTCTGCGTTTTCTTTTGTAAATATTGCGGGCCTTCCTTGTGCGTCTACAACCGGATTACCATCAGGATCCAATGGTTGGAATCCATCACCGGTTTCTGGGTGAGAAGCAGCTATTGCTTGTCCTTTATTGGTTTCGCCACCGCTATCATCACTATCCCCATCTCCTGATTCTGGCTCCATAGGCGGACCGTTTGCCACTGCCTGAGACTTGGTCTCATCTGCACTTGTACCTAATAAACCAAATGTTAAACCACTTAATACGCTACTACCAGCGTTTTTAAGTTTGTCGCCAAAACTAGCATTTTCGTCTGCATTGAATCCTTTGTAAGCATCATATGCAGCTAATCCTGCTGTAACAGGAAGTGCAACTTTACCTACTACACGACCAGCTGCTTTGAGGCCGGACAACATTTTGCCACCAAAGCTCGTTGCTTTAGCAGCAGTTTGTCCTCCGCCGCGTGCCATGGTTGCAGTC